AACTATAATATCGTAACTAATAACTGTTTGAGCGAGTAACGAGAAGGGTGTCAGAATCATCTGGCACCCTATCTTATGCCGCATTAAAATTCAATACTATTAGCTCCTAATTGCCCACTACCTTTTATCCAATAATTGGCAGCAATCATAAGTCTAGTGGTGTCTGATTCATTTGGTGTAGTAAAGTGATTGACCCATCCCGGAAATATAACTATATCACCAGATAAAACTGGTATATCCCAAACAACCGCATTCCATTTATTGATTTCACTATATGAAAAGGGAAAATAATAGTCTCTCTGAAATATATTTTTTTCATCTGGCGCTTTCAATACTAAATTTCCAGATTCTGCTTTTGGATAATAACATACAGAAAAAATTGTACATGCGTGTTTATGTATAAAGTGACTATCACCTTTATGATTTACAGTAAGCCAACTTTCCGTTAGTTGTAATTCATTTGTACACGCCATAATCCTATCTTTAAAAATTTGTGCGTGTTGATTTATTAAATCTTTTATTTTCTCTAATTTAGGGTTTTCTAAAAACTTACCTCTATCTACAAATACCTGAACCCCATTCGAACCGATCATTGGTTTTGTGTTTTCTATGTATTTGTCAACAAAGTCTTGAGTGTCTTTATCAAAATTGCTATATGTGTAATTAACATTTTCTTTATAAACAGGAACACCCCAGAGGTTATTATATAAACTCATCGCTTCCAATAATCTTCATTCCAATCCCCGTTATCATTCCAAATAAAATGGGCTACGCTTATCCTACAAGATTCTTCGCCACCAATTAGCGGCTCACTAGCGTGGTTAACAATAGATGGAAATATTATTGTACGCCCCTGTTTAAATTCTATTTTTACGTTTTGGTCCGGGAAACAAAACCCTCCCCCCGTAAATTCACCCCAACCTAATAAAGTTATAGTAGTTATATCAACATTGTCTTTATGGGCTTTATATATTTGCCCCGGACAATAGTAATTTATTAGTATGCTATCATGATTAGATTCGAGTATTTTACCAAACACAACATCAAATTTCTCTAAATCCTCGCCAAGTTCCGAACTAAATATTTTCTGACCCATACAAAGTATAGGAGAGGACTCTCGGTTATTTCGTGGATACAAAGGGTCTACAAAAACACCGTTCCCGGTTTGTACAAAGTTACCATTCTCGTCTGTTGCTGAATCGATTTTTTTAGCAGGTACCGAAAATCTTCTTAGATCTTTTATTTCTGCTAAAACTTCCTTGTGCTCTTCATCAGTTAAATAGTCATCTATTACTATGTAACTTAAATTTTGTTCTCTGTGACAGGTTACTTGCATACTACCCCTTATTTTAGCGCTGGGCCACCGGCCCAAACAACTAGAGAGTACCGCACTCCCTTAGTGACAGGAGTCACACGGTGCAAGGTATAAGATGGAAACACGGTAATAAGCCCCTTCTGCTTATTAACTGTCTCTGGCTCTGCTTTATCGAAAACCTGTAATTCGCCTCCTTCATACTCAGACGGGTCAGACAGTTGTAAAACCATTGATAGTTTTCTTGGTACCTTGGTGTTGTCCCCCATATCAATGTGCCATGTGTAATGTGCATCTATTTCGTCGTAAATGGTGAACTGCATGTCTTCACAAAAGCCGTACAGATCAAAGTTATAATACTGCGCGTTTAACTTATTCGCCACATCCGCCATGCATTCATAAATCCATGAAGTCTCTGGTGTGCGACTAAGCCAAGAGACTTTGGTTTTTCTTATCTGTTCAGGAGCCGGACCATCGTCGTTGCTTATTGACGCGGGCATAGTCACCAATGCCTTGAGGTCCTCTTTTATTTGTTCGATATCTTCATCGGTAAAAGCATTTTCCCACCAAGCAAAGGTAGGATGGCGCCCCTCATGTACTACGGGGGGAAATATATAATTAGACACTCGGCTCACCTTTGCCATATTGAGAAATAGCTTTGTTCATTTGTAGTAACTCAAAGTTGCTGTGCCTACCCCGATGTCTGTACATTTCGTTATTCGCATAGTGGTAGTTTAATGTCATCAAGTCGTCTGTGGCAGAGAGCCTAGAGGGAAAGCCTCCTTTAATCCCCACACCTTCAAATAGAGATATCCAACTATGCTCATGAAATATAGCGCCGTCTGGCAAAAAACTTAAACTGTAGCCGAACTTTTCATATAAGCTAATTCTTTCTATTAACTCCTCAGAGAGTTCTTGTTCTTTGACCATATCCCAAAACTTAGAGGTGTAAGTGCTGTTAAGGTAGTGGAGCCTTACAAAATCCATTGTCTCTTCGTATTTTAAAGTCATTCTAGCGTTGTGTGCTAAAATATCTGTCGAATTATAGAACCCCTTCCGTATTCTTCCAGTAAGGCTATAACCCGCATCCTGTATTAAAGCAATACCTGAGGACTCTAAAGGCTCAACAAATCCAGAGGATAGCCCAATAGAAACAACATTACCTAACCAAGACTCTGAGTTAAATTTGGGTTCCCACCTAAGAACATTAAACTCTGCTAGTCTTCTATCGCCCCAAATAGAGTCAAACTTAATCTTTGCTTCTTCTACCGAAGTGATATTGGAGTTAAAGATAATTCCAGCTCCAATTCTGGATTGGATTGGTATTACCCACATCCAACCAATATCAAGGCATTGTGATATGGTGTATGGGCGCATTTCAATAGCTTCATCCACATACTTGACGGGGGCTGCGATAGCGATGTTTACAGGCATATCCCCTGATCGGTCTACCCATTTTGCGTGCTTGGTTGCCTCTGAAAAAACACTACTCCATCCGGTGCAGTTAATAAACAAATCAGCTTTTATCTTAGTGCCATCTTTGAGGAGAACAGCTTCTATTTCAGAATCCGTATGCTCTACTTTTTCAACAGCCTCCTCGAATATCTTAACCCCCACAACATTATTTTTTAGAAAAAGAGCTAGTTTTTTAGCATCTAAGTGATACCCAATACCCCCATCCACTTTGTTGTTTTCAACTGAACAGGTGTAGTTGATTAAACATTTCCTACTAAAAGAATCGTGGTCATCAGCTTCACTGGTATTTTTATGCAAAGAAACAGAGCTAGTCTGATCTACATATTGAAGCCCCGTAAAAGAGTGCCATATTTTATGCCCCTCTTTTACCCAGTCTTCGAACACAATCCCACACTTGTAAGTTCCTTCAACTTCGTTCAACCACTGGGCTTCGTTAAATCCACACTCCTCCATAAAGTGTACAAAATTAAGTAATGTAGCCTCTCCCACCCCTACGGATGGAATAGTTGGAGGATCAATAATAGATATTTCAAAGTGCGGGAGTTGATTTCGTATTAAAGCAGCTGTCAACCATCCGGCGGAGCCACCGCCGACAATACAAATTGACGATATTTTTTTCATCTTCTTATTCTCTTATTATAATATTATTATTTTCTAGCTCCTTAGTCCGGTAGTGTCGGAGGATCCGGAGGTGGTGGAATAGTAACATCGCGATCCACTCCTATCATGTCTTTTAAACTTGTCATCGATGTATCAATGGCAGGGTCCTTAATCTTTTCTAGTAGGTCAAACCAAGGTGCCGGAGCCCTTACCGAAATGTATTCGTCAAGAGCATCTCCCGTTAAGGCAGGTACATCAAAGAATGTGAGATTCATATCCGATATGCAAGTTTTGATGCTGCCATCCGAGTGACGTATAATTTCACCTGTGTCTACGTCACGAACAGCTAAGTCTTCTTCTGTACTTACATCGCTATAATACCTGATTTCGGCACTGTGACCATCCTCTGAAACACCTAAGATTCTGTATTTGATTTGCATATTAAACTCCTAAGAAATAGCCCCGTTACGGGTGCCCGTTGAAATGTAAGAAATGTTTGAATTACCGGTAACTGAATTACCTGTAGGACCCGCAGGACCTGTAGGACCTTGAGGACCTGTAGGACCTTGAGGACCAGTAGGACCAGTAGGACCAGTAGGACCAGTAGGACCTTGAGAACCCGGAGTAGTACCAGCTGGACCCGTAGGACCAGTAGGACCTGCTCCTGAAGGCCCTGCTGCACCTCCAGGACCTGCAGCAGGTCCAGGACCCCATGCTGTTGGGCCGCAACTGCTACCAGGTGAACCTGAGTTCGCGTCGCCATTCGCCGCAGCTAACCCACCTGCTCCTCCGGCACCTCCATTCTGGGGGCCATTGACATGATATCCGCCAGCACCACCTGCTCCTCCGGGACCACTACCACTACCGGCTGCGCCTGATGCGTAACCAGAGGCAGATGGTCCTTGAGCAAAAGTAGTTCCACCAGCACCACCAGAACCGCCGTAAGAGCCACCGCCGCCGCCACCGCCGCCGCAGGCCCACCAATTACCTGTATAATCCCAAGCACTACTTTGCCCTCCACCGCCACCGCCACCGCCGCGAAAAGTTCCACCCGGACCACCCGGACCTCCAGGACCAGCAGGACCGCCGGGGCCACCCGGACCGCCCGGACCACCGCCGCCACCAGGACCACCTGGACCGCCTGGACCGCCGGGGCCACCCGGACCACCCGGACCAAGTCCTCCTGAAAGAGTACCAGAACCATTATCAAAAGTGACTGTTACCCCCGAGTTTGTATCAGCAGTAAATGCTGTTCCGCCTGTCTCACCCGGACCGCCTGTACCACCAGTACCGCCTGGATTACCTGTACCGCCTGTACCACCTGTAGGACCTGTACCGCCAGTACCGCCAGTACCACCTGTACCACCTGTACCACCTGTACCACCTGTACCGCCAGCAGAACCTTGGCTGCCACTAGCGCCCGCGGTGCCGTAGTCTCCTCCTTTACCTCCTGCACCTCCGGGACCTGCCGCGCCCGTCGATCCAGTAGAACCGGGAGGACCGGTAGGACCGGTAGGACCGGTATCACCAGGAGTGGAAGAGGGAGTACCAGTTGGACCAGTTGAACCAGTATCACCAGTATCACCAGTAGCACCAGTGGCAGAAGCACCCCCGTACCCTGAAGCAGTTGCGGTATGCTTAATATAAATTTGCGATCCTGCTTTCCACGTCGTGCCGGTACGTATCGCAGGAGTACCTTCAGCAGTTGACCCTTGGTTAGTAGCAATCAGTGCTTCTACACGCACAGCATTAGGTGGAGCACCAGCCGCTGTATTAAGGTTGAGGTCATCCCCTGCATCAGGAGTTAACACTATCAACGGTTCACCTGGAAGAAACATCATTATGCGGCTCCTCTAGACACTAACGAACCGTAGATATTAGTACCATCGTAAATAAATGCCAAAACGTCTACTGCATTAGCCGCCGTAGACAGCACTGGAGCAGCGCCAGCCGACCATTTGAATATAGCGTTCCAAGTAACAGTTCTGCTGCCTGTACCATCTTGAGTAAGTCTTAACGCAGAAGAACCCACTGCAAGATTTGTAGGAGCTGCCATTGTTCTATTGTCTGCTATTGTCCAAAGGGCTATGTTTCCAAAAGCATGATCCCAATTAACCGTAGCTCCATCTGTCAAAGTTTGTGTAGCATATACAGTGCCCGCATTTGCAAATGTATCCCAATGTGCTGTGTCTGAACTAAATGTACCTGAAGTATGATCCGCGGAGGCTACATACACCGACCCACTTGAATTCACAATATCATTAACCTTGTAGGCAGTTGACGTTGCCCAATTGCCTTTCCAGTCCATTCCACCAGAAAACTTCACCCATTTAGATGCGGCTAAATCTGTTGCAAACGTGCCCGAGGTGTGGCCTACCAGTGCTTTATATGTTTGACCGCCATAAGATAAAACATCATCTACTTTATAGGCAGTAGTAGTAGCCCAATTGCCTTTGTGTTCCATACCATGTGAGAATTGATTCCAATACGCTGTGACTGTGGGAATGTTGCCCGTTGAATTTTGAATACAGATGTAAGTATTGGCACCATAATAGACGACATCATCTACTTGATATTCAGTATCGAAAGATAAAGCAACATCGTCAGTTAAACTTTGTGCTGAACTTAATACTAAATTATTTTGATCTGTAACTGTTGATACTGTAACTGTTCCTGAAATACCTGAGCCAGTTACTACCATTCCTACAGCAATAGTTCCAACGTTTGTGTCAACCACTAATGCTGTTGTACTCGAAGTTGTACCGTTAACTGCTGCTGTAGCTTCAGCGTACTGGCCTTCAAACTTAATACCTGTAGCGAGTAGCTCCCAATAGGTAGCGTTTGGAGGCGCAGTTCCTGCAGTTGTAAGAAGGATACATACATATGCATTATTGGCATGCTGCACCACTTCGTGAGGCTTGTATGCAGTTCCTGCAGCGTACTCACCTTTCCACGACAGTCCTTCCTGAACTAATGACCAGTAAGTTGTGTCTGTAGTTAGATTACCGGTTGCCGCCAGTGCATAAACATAAACGAACACGTCACCACCGTAACGCACTAAATCATTGGATTCATACTCGGTGCCTACGGCCCACTCCCCAGCCCAATTAAATCGTAGTTTCCCTAGATCAATAGTTGTACTCATGTGTTTTAACTCTCCATGCTATTATTATAGCAAACCCGACATTTTATGTCAAGAAATTTTGTAGTATAGTTATGATTCTAAAGCAAAAAATTATTTTTTGATTTAGTAATTATTCATATACCACTTCTATATGCCCCCTTGTACCCCATTGGTACAATAGTTTATTTTGTGACCAGAAGGAGTCCTTGTAATCAAGGTCTCCTAGATAAACCGTAGTGGTGTCTATGACATCTACAGTTAGACCGCCGTTACTTCTGTCCAACTTAAAGCCATAAAAAACCTGATGACTATGTGTTGGTGTATCTTCGGGTTTAGCTCCTATATAAGCCATTAGGTTATCTCCAATACGCTTAAGAATGCGGTTAACATGTTAGTACTTGTAGCCAGAACTTTTAAACTATCCCCCGCTTCTAGATTTATCGGTTTATCGAATGTTAATGTACTACCTGGTGGAACAGGCGCCCTATAAAGAATATTATAATCCGTGCTTGCAGAAGTGTCATTGACAATAACAGTTACAAAACCTTCATAACCTTCCGTTATATTAGTTAAAAATAACGCATTTACCACTGATTCAGTCGAAGACGGTGCCGTATACATTGTTTGAGCAGTAGCGGTGACGCTAATCCCTTTGTTTTTGAATGCATTAGCCATATTAACCTCCTAATGCTATAGCCATCGCTACAGCAGCTTCAACAGCATCAGCTTCAGCTTTGGCATCTGCAGCCTCTAGCTGAGTTTGAATTTTTGAAGAAGCATCATCTAAATGATTTATTACTTTTCCGGCATCAGCCATATCTCTTGCTCTAGTCATAATTTATTCTCCGGGCTCTTCAGGCCAAGTTATCGTGTGGGGAAACCCCGCCTGCGCTGTTATGTCTCTTAACGCTTGTCTATATGTCGTCCATTCGGAAGACATTGTAGTATCTGATAAGGCTAACCAATCTGTTTCAGCTAATAGTCTGTCTCTTTCTTTTCTTACAGAAACAGAAGCTGTAGCGTCTAATCTTGCTTGATATTCCGTCTCTTTCTCTGCTTTTGTACTATCATCGTCAGTAGCAAACATATCCTGCTCTACCCAAGCCTGAACCCACTTACCTCCGTCTTCAACCGCACCATTACGCACAACTCTTTTATAGGGTGCAGAAGCAACTGGTTTTGGCGTAATTAAAACAGGGTCAATCCCAATTGATTCACGAACGTTTTCACCCCAAACCTGCGGAAAGGATGTATTCTTATGTATTCTACGGATTTCGCGTTCCGACTTGATGTCTCCGCTTTCTCTAATTCGATATTCGCTCATAGTTAATTCTCCTATGCTATTGCTAAAAAGATGTAAGTCTCTCCTGATGCATTAATTTCTCCCCCACCCGGTAATTGGAAGCCTGAGGTATTAGGGTCTACGTAGTCTGAGTTTGTTACTTCTGCGTTCTGATTATTTAGTAAACGATATGGATCATCTCCTGAGACGATTCCTCGTGTTGAAGTCCACATATACCAATCTTCACTACCACCATCAATTCGTTTGATAAGTATAAACCTAGCTGTAGCACTAAATCCACAATCTATAACTTCGCCTACGGTGCCGCTACTAGTATAACTTCCAACTTTAGATACTCCCTCTAAGGTAGCCCACATATAACAAATATAAGTGCTTCCAGTTGAGTTTGTGCGGTAAGCATCACCAACTGTAAAAACGGAAGCAGTGGGTCTTGAAGGTATATTATAACCTGGATTAGCCGATAATTCAGAGCTTCCATCTAAGTATATATAATTACCCTCATCAAAAGCTTTATGGTATCCAACCCAGTCAGCGGAAGAGCTGTATCGTTTAATCAGCATAAACTCAGGAACCACACCAAGGTTATGAGATACGTCTTGAGTATTACCAGTGCCGCTACTAGCTGAATCACCATCATAGAAAACAGTATCATAAAAGCCAGCAGCACGTTTAAAATAGAGTCTCCAATAGTTCTCATCATTTGCCACGGGGGAGACGCCCCAACCCCCTGAGGTACTCCAAGTACCTCCAATATTATGATCAAAATGAAATGGTCCGGTATTGGTACCGACGGCGGCGGTAGAACTAGAAAATAGATCTCCGGCGCCTTTTACACCTCTTAATCGATCCCCTATTACCATTCCGGCTCCGGCTGCTTTACCGTACCAAACCGTATCTACGAGATGTCCAGTATCTATATATTGTTCACCTGATCCTGGCGCTTTGAATTCTGTACTGAAAACCTCAGTCCCTGCCGTTGGAGTTTTCATAGGTCTACGAATAGCCATATACTTATAACTATCGCCACTTGTATTCAGTGATACTCCTGTATTTGTTAATTTAAATCCGGTTGCTGTTGAATGTATCCAATTATAACTTGTGTATTCTGCATTTGACACCTCTGCTGCGAGATATGGATCCTCATCATCTACACACATCCCTCTCATATTATCAGCCATCATCCATTTGCCATCATTTGTCGTACTTTTTAGCATCACAAACTGGGGTTCCCAATCTAAAGTAATTTCAGGGCCATCAGTACTACCATTTCCGGTATAGGTGCCACATTTAATAATATCCTCATCTTTATCCTCCCCAAAAACCTTGCCGCCGCCTTCTCCGTATCCAACTGCTGCTCCACCTTGTCCCCATACATAAGCAATATAAGTTGCCCCATCAATATTGGTTGTACTAGCTGTACCCCCTACTTGAAATTGTGTAGGAGTAAAGCTCGTTGCGCCCCAAAAAGCACCGTCTGTAGTTCTAGCTAAATCACTATTTAATGTGTAATAGTGATCATTAGATTGATGCCACTGACAATACCAATCACCAGCGGCATCAGTTCTTTTTATTATTACAAGTCCAATTTGAGAATCTAAACTATGTGCAATATCTTGACTGCCTGTGCCGGCTGAATTGCCTGTATATTCAATTATATCAAAAAATCCTGGTGCTTTGCGGAATGTCCAACCAACATAGTTCGCTGTGGCATAGTTACTCGACCCGTTTTCGTTATTATAAGCGCCTATGTCAAATCCACTTGTATTAAAAGCCTCTACGCCCTCATCAAGACTTGCTTCTGCACCATTTGTATTAGGGTAAACAACATTGTTGACTCCCCTAACTGTGTCGTAAATAGCATTATCTGCACTACCTAATGCATTGTACCTAAATTTGAGCCATACCATACCACCTTCACCATATCCACTGTCGATGTATGGGCCACCTTGTGACAATGCAGTTGGTGAGCCATTTACAGTAAAGTCACCACCCGTACCTAAGTTCTTACCAATAGCATTTGTATCATCAAGCGGCATAAACATAATTGGACTTAAACTAGCCTGATTTGCTGCTGGCTGACCATCTGCTGTGATAAATAAGCGGCGGTTGCTAGTAACACTTAAATCACGGTAGGTGTAGTCTAGGAATAGGCTGGATAGTCTACCCTGCCATAATTGAGTTGAAATACCCCCCGCTTTACCTATGCTTTGTGTTGTTGTGGTAAAGTTAATGTCATCATCAGTATAAGTACCAAAAGTAAATGAAGACGTTACATTCACATCATTAAAATATACGTATCTATTAGAAGCTGAAGACAAGTCAATAGAAATTAATACATGAGTCCAAACCTCAGCCTTGAGTAGGTTGCTATAAGCATGGGCGCCCAATATGGTTGTGTCAGCATCATCCCTAGCATAAAAAGCAAAGTCGTTATTACCAGCGTAAACCAATAACCCGCTGTCTGTTCCAGAACTCTCCCCGTCTGTAAAAACTCTTAGCGATTCTCCATCTACCGCCTTAAAACACCAACAGCTAAATGTAAAAGAGTTTCCGTCAGCGTTCCCAGAAAAATCACCTGTGCGGGTTAGCCAATCGTTAGTCCCATCAAACTCAACACACGCTCCAGCGTTTGTATCCCCCAGAGCTATGCCGTTTTCGATATTGAAACTTGTATCGCCCGTTCCCTTATAGAGGTTAGTATTAAACAAATCCTCTACATACAGAGGGTCTGCTGCTCCACCGGCTCCAGCAGCTGCCATCATTGATCTTTTTACGCCTGTCATATTTAGCTACTCAGTGTCGAGGCTATCTGACCGTGCCAGATTGTGCCTCCATCTATAGTTTGAAAAACAAGAATATCCACACCACTTGCCGAAAGTGTAGGAGCTGTGGCCGCTGGCCAATCTACAGTACCAGGCCAAGTCACAGTTTGTGAACCACCATTTGTTAAAAATAAAACAAAACCACACAGCTCGTCTGATGCTGTAGGGTTTGAAAAGGTAAAAGTATTAGCTGAGGTATCCACTGTTGCACTTACGCAATTACCTGCTGCTATGTCTATATCTTGTGTGCCACCCCCAGTTCCACCTATAGCATTAGTAACTTCGCCGTAGTCTAAAAGATTGGCTCTTTGTAATGTATTATCTGCAAAATTCTGTGTGCCTGTATAAGTATTTGCTCCCAATACTGCAGCAGTGCCTACGACTCCGGCTGCCGGTAATCCAGTAGCATTAGTTAACGTACCGGATGCTGGTGTTCCTAGAGCCGGAGTTACTAGAGTCGGAGACGTAGCGAATACTGCTGCTCCAGAGCCTGTTTCATCGGATAAGGCTGTTGATAGTTGCGCAGAGGTGAACGACCCTAAGACGGCCGCATTGCCTGTAGAAGTTATATGTCCTGTCAGGTTTGCGTTAGTAGTCACGGTTGCCGCATTACCTGTTGTATCTTGGTTAAGTGTACCAATTACAAAGTCTAGAGTATTATCTGCATCTTCGTAAGTTACTGTGACATTTGTTTCAGTATTTCCACTAACCATTGCACCAACAGTATCAGCGATTTCTTCACTTAAATCTATGTCGGCTGAGCCATCAAAAGATACTCCGTGAATTGTTCTAGGTGTTGCTAGAGTTGTAGCATCTGCTGCCAGTGTTGCATTACCTGCAGTTAGCGAAGCCGCTGTTCCGGTTAGGTTAGTTGCTACGCCTGAAGCCGGTGTACCAAGAGCCGGAGTTACTAGCGTTGGGCTTGTGGCAAAAACCGCCGCTCCTGAACCTGTTTCATCTGATAGCACTCCTGCTAATTGCGATGAAGTCGTAGCCGCAAACTGTGATAAGGGATTAGCTGTGAGACCTGCTCCTGTAGTTGCTAATGTATAGTAAGCAAGAGATGTCCAAGCGGTAGAAGCGTCTCCTACTTTAAGTTTTCCAGTATCAGTTTCAAGGCCTAATTCTCCACTGGCTAAAGTGGGGTTAGCACTAGTCCAAGCGGAAGCAGTATCCCGTCTAATTTGTATAATATCAGCCATTGGCATCTCCTCCGTCTATCGATTGTGCTGCTGTGTAAATTGATGTAGCAGCTCCTCCGTCTGCTCTAATAAGGTGTTGTGAGAAAGACTCACCAGGGGTAAAAGCAACTGTTTGTATAATATCATCAACAGCTGCACCCGCTGCCAAGACTATACTTGTTCCACTAGTAGCGGTCACATCTGTTCCTACGACTAATTTAACCCCGTTTAAATATACATTTATAAGTCCTACTGTATAAGTAAGACCTGTAACAGTTGTTTGATCCGCTGTTGCAGTAGTAGTAGTAGTTGTAAATACACTACTTCCACCTGTACCTAATTCTACAATAGATTCAGTTCCATCATTTTTCTTGATGAACATCTTACCGTCATAGGTATTAATACCTACTTCACCTAATGCAAGATCAGACGTGGTTGGTTCGGCCCCTTCGGTACTAGACCTCTTGAGCTTAATTACTTGTGCCATATGGCTCTCCTAACTTCGCGTATATACGCTAGAGTATGTTAGAATGTACCCCCATCAATAGATGCTGACCATTCGGGAGTACCGGAGTTAGATAAAAGTATATACCCATCTGCTCCTGCTGCTGTGGCGTTTATACCACTAGTACCATTACCGTATAATATACCATTTGATGTTAAGGTACTTCGTCCTGTTCCACCATCTGCTACGGTTAAATCTGTAATTCCTGTTATGCTTCCGCCTGTAATTGCTATTGCACTATCTTCTAAGTGAGCAACTACAGTACCTATCGCGTATCCTGTTCCACTTGTATCTACAGTATCTCCAGGAACCGCTTGATTATCATCAAAAAATTTCCATTTTCCGCTATCATTAGCATCTCTGAAAAGTCCAGAGTATGCGTCTTGAGAGCCAGTACTATCATGTAATCCGTAAAAACCAATATCAACAGTATCTGCCGCATTATTACCAGACGCTAAAGCCAACATCGTATCTTCAGTAGCAACAGTTGCAGTATTAATAGTAGTAGTTGTACCATTTACTGTGAAATTTCCAGTAACAATTAAATTATTAGAAGTAGTAATATTAGTTGCAGTAATGTCATCGGTAGCCAGTGTACCATCTACAGTTACATTATTAAAAGTTACATTACTAGTAGTCGCAACAGCCTGACCAATACTAACTTCTCCACTACTAACAGCTACCCCAGTACCCGCTGTAATATGAGCTTGAACTTCTGCCGCACTTGGTCCAGTATAAGTAAATACGCCAGTAGAGTTATTATAAGCAAAGGACCCATCACCCCCTGCATCTGTTGCGCTTACTAAACTTCTTGTTGCTGCGTCTGTTTTGCCATCAAAAGTTATTTCGTTATCAGCAACAGTAGTTGTAATGTTAGTTCCACCAGTAAACGTTAAAGTTTCGCCAGTATTAAATACATCATTTGATCCTACACCTGCCGCTAATGTAAATGAACTAGATGCAGGAGCTGTCCAAGAAGCTTGCCCTGAACCATTAGTAGTAAGTATATATCCATTGGTACCATCAGCAGTAGGCCAATTCACTCCGTCAAGTACAATAGACCCAGAACCATGTGGAGTAACTGTAATAGAACCATTAGTATTTGTAGAACTAATAGTATTGCCATTAAACGTTAAATTATCAACATTTAACTGATCTAAGCTACCCCCTGAATCAACTATTAATGCACTGGAGTTTGTTAGGGTACCTGCAGTATGGTCAAGCATATCCATATACAGCTTACCACCAATTACTGTTACTTCCGCATCTCCAGGCTGACCAATAAATAATTTATCACTGTCAGAAGAATACGCCATCTCTCCCTGATTAAGGGAAGTAGGTACAGCAGTAGTATCACTTCGTTTAATTTTTACTATTTGTGCCATGGAATTACTCTATAAGCTAAAAAGCTCCTGCATCGACTATATCTGAGTCTCCGGGAGGGGTTCCAATCATTATTGGTGCCCACGCAAAAACTCCAGTTGATATTTCTCTGTATACTTTAAATTCGTCATCATCCGTATCATACCAAGTATCACCTTCGCTTACGGTAGCTCCTGTAGGTGCGGCGGCCTGTCTAAAATTCTGATCTGCTAATTGTTCTATAGCTTCTTGTATATTTGTTGCAGTTATTGGACCATATGCTGAACTAGTTATTGTCGAAGCGGTTGCCGCAACTGAAGGTATAGCGGTGTTATAAACCTGCAAAGTAGTAGCAGTACCAGAAGCCGTTACACTTGTTGAAGCTTCTGTGATTTCTATTGATATTGTCATTATCTAGTTACCTCCGGAGTTAAAATAACCGTCCCTTGCATTAATCTAGCAACTATCGCATCACTAGCAGTAAATAGTTCTAAATCGTAATAATATTTGCCTGGAGAGAGCGCAGAAGATGTAGCATTAGGAAGTTCCATTTTTACTTGTCCCTCACTAGCATCAGTTACAGTACAAGTGAAAGTAGCAGCTATTGTAGAAGCACTTTTAGTAATTCTCATTTGCGCTCTAGCCGAATAACCCGTAAGATTCTTTACAACACCTTCGTCTTTTATAACTAAGTCAATAACAAAGTCTGAACCTTGATCTATTGTTAAATTATGATTCGCTGCAGTCATTCAAATTCTCCATGATGTAATTATAACAAACCTGACATTTTATGTCAAGAAACTTTTTTCGCTACCTCTTCAGTTGTGATTCTAAAACAAAAATTTTATTTTTCTATGGTGCTATTAAACTATCATTCTATTATAAGGATCTCCACCCTCAGATATTACATGGTCAAAATAACTGAAAAAATCCTCAGATAAAAGTCTTTCCGCAGGCTTATCAGATGCCCAAGAAGGATTAGCTGACATAAATTCCGTATATCCAGTTCCTCTAATTATTGCCATCCTAGTACTACCTTTTTCTACTCTATCAGTATCCCAATATCCAGTGGTTACTGATATTTCTTCACTAATTAAATCATGTGTTACTGTAATTACAACTTCCGTAACTGTTCTTTCTGATACGGCAGGTATAACTTTAGATCTAGTTCCCATTTTATTCTCCTTATACTGCGTCTAATGATAGCCAGTATTCTACTGCGTTTATTTTTATCTTTATTTTATGACTAGCTGTATACGTGCCAATAGCTTCAACGTCTTGTTTTAAAACTAAAGCTAGTGTAGAATTTCCTGTACTAGTCACCCTATCGGCAAAAATAGAAATTTGGTCAGTAATTTGTCCACCTGCAACTCCTTCTGCTATATTTATACAATTACTACCTGTATTAGTAGCAGTACCTATGTTAAGATTACAGGGTTCGGTTCCATCTTCATCCCGTGACTTTATATCTACAGTGCCTCCAAAAACTGCACTTCTAGCGGGGATGGCCATTTCGCAATAAGTATTCCAACCAGTAGTGGCATAATTATCCGTAAGAGCATTGCCAAACCAGCCCCCAGCAGAGGCCGTGCCTCGAGAAGCACCCCCGACTCCTATACCTCCGGTTCCACCAATTCCAGCTATACCACTCATCTCATCAGCAGTACCTTGAGTCCACATTACAACGGACTCACTCCCTATCGCTGCCCCTACACCTAAATGGAACTCTCTACCTGTAGCCAGAGATGCATTAGAGCCCGCTTTTATTGTATCTACTTCAATTGTACCCGTTTTTATAGCTCCTCCATCAATTATGGTAGCTGATTGGGTACCCTCTTCATTCATTGCGAGAGATAAATTAGTAAAAGTAACTAATCCATCAAATGATGTCCATGGAAATACAGCACTCATAGTTTCTGTATAAGCACCATCATATTCTGTTTCTTGAAAAACTACTTTTACAGCATGAAGTTTATTAGCCCTTGTATCACCACTAGCAGGAAGATCGGGAGGATCATAGTCAGTATCCCAGCCTGCAGCGGTAGTTGAAGCTTCTGACTCACCAAAATCATAGGCTACTGTATATAGTGATGGGGCAGTAGGGGCAGTAGCTTGATAATGATTATGAAAAAAGTATACTTGAGCATTACGAAGGGGCTCTCCGTCAGGTCCTGTAGCTCCAGTTTCTCCAGGTGTTCCGTCTTGTCCGTTTGTTCCGTCTTGTCCAGTATCCCCTTGATGAGACTTAGCAAAAGATTGCACTCTAGTAAATGTAGAAGTAGTTCCCGTAGCGTCTTTTACTGCTATATTATAAGTAATAGTAGCAGTATCTGCGCTCATACTATTATGAACACCATACCTTCTTATATTGGAAGAAACAGTTGAAGCACTACCAATAGATATACCACTTCCTGTTACACTAGAAATTACAAATTGACTATTACCTGTTCCATAATTTAATTGAGTCGTTCCCAACCAAGCGGTTATATCAGTACCTGAATTAGTATAAGTAACTACTCCTGCTACAGTAACTGGAAGAGTATGAGCTTCATTACTTAAAACTGTAACTATTGCATCTGATCCAGCTTGAAGTCCTGAAGCGGTTATTTGATCTCTTGCATAAATTGTGCCTGAGCTAGATCCTTCTCGTATTTGTACTTCTATCTTTTCAGGCATAGAACTATAATTAGTCGGAGGAGTATAAGTGTAAGTATTGGTAGTAGTATTTTGAACACTAACATCATTCTTAAAAAACTGATAATAAGGAGTTCCAGTAGTATTCATAGCTGTTGATGTTACAACAGCACTTGTGGGGGAGGGAACAAGACCACTAGTATTATATTCAAAAGTTTGATCTCCCATTGTTAAATTAACAGCTCGTGCACTTGTTCCTGCAGAGCCATCAGCGCCTGCAGCTCCGTCAACTCCGTCGTCCGCAAACCTTCCTACAACCGTGGATCCTGACCAGTTAGCTGAGACACTGTCTCCCGATGAGGGATTTCCAAGAATAGCTCTTTGCGCTCTCCACAGAGCTTTATTAGAGGTTGTCATAGAAGGTGCCCCATCGTACCAAGGACTACTAGGACTATCGAACCCCCAAGAGTTACTTGGAGCACTAGGAGAAGTATCAGAGTCAGAGGTTACTGCAAATATATATTCAATACCCGCTCCATCAGCTCCATCTGCTCCTTCAACACCGTCGTCTGCAAACCTTCCTACAACCGTAGAATCCGACCAGCTATCAGAAACAGCATCTCCGACATCGGGGTTTCCAAGAATAGCTCTCTGCGCTCTCCACAGAGCTTTGTTAGAAGTATCTAACGAAGGGGCTGCGTCGCTCCAAGGACTTTGAGGACTATCGAACCCCCAATTATTATTTGGAGCACTAGGAGAAGTACCTGAGTCAGAGGTTTTTGCAAATATAAATTCAATACCCGCTCCATCATCTCCATCCTGTCCAGCAACGCCCTGAAGCCCAGTAGCTCCTGCGTCTCCATCGTCTCCAAACCTTCCTACAACCGTGGAACCGGACCAGCTATCAGAAACAGCATCTCCGACATCAGGCGTTCCTTCAATATCTCTTTGGGCTCTCCACAGAGCTTTGTTAGATGTTGTCATAGACGGAGCCCCATCATACCAAGGACTGCTAGGTTGATCGAACCCCCAAGAGTTATTTGGAGCACTAGGAGAAGTACCTGAGTCAGCAGTTATTGCAAATATATATTCAATACCTACTCCATCCTCTCCAGCTGCTCCTTCAGCTCCATCTGCTCCAGCTACTCCATCAGCTCCAGGAGCGCTCATTACTACAGCATCTGACCACTCTCCTATAGCAATAGTATCACTAGTAGTAGTGGAACTAGCTGTAGCTTGTCTTACCCATAAATAAGATCCTGCTGCTACTGTAGGAACTGTGGGAGTCCAGCTTTGTAAATTACCATCTGTAGCTACTGCTCCTGAGCTAAATGTATAAGTAACTGTACCAGTAAAAGCAGTAGGAGCAGTAGATCCATCTGTAGAGGCTCGATATAAAGATACTAAAGCGTTAGACCTGCCAGAAATTCCAGCTTCTGTATCTACATTAGTAAAGATAGAGTATTTTTCAAATGTATTATTATTATTTCTTATAGTATAAACTAGTGAATCATAATCTGGATCAATCGTAAGACCTTGTTTTTTAATAGAAGAACCAGAAATAGCAGTAGTAAAAGTTCTATCAATATTTAATGAAACATCTGAATCAATATAAGTAACTATACCCGCTTTTGTACTATTAAAGTATATTATGTCATCAATCTCATATTCAGTTTGAAAGTCAGTTCCATTACCTACTACTTCATTAGATTCAGCAGCTACTGTAACAGTGCCTGTTTGAGTTACAAAAGTGTCCTCTGCAACAACATCCCCATCTCCTGTATCATAAAAATATGGAATGTTTAAATTATTAGATGAAGAAAATACAGTATCTTCATATTTAATTAGTTTCCAAGGGTCATCAGCATCACTATAATCGAAAAGTATATAATGAGATTTAATTGCTTGTTCATCGTTTCCAAAAGTGCTAAAATCTAGAGAGGCTACATCTGTACAATCTTGTTCAAATCTATCTGTTTCTCCCGCATAAAAAGTGGTAAAAACTTGAGGAGCTCCTCCGCCTGCAAAAGACCAACTAGTTGTATTATCTACACTAAAAGTTCCACCAGTAATGGAAGTAGCTGAATTAATAACCCCACCTATACAAACCCTACCAAATCTTTTCGCAGTAGGATCTAAAGGTGGATTTTTTACTTGAAATTTAGTTATAATTTTTTCTGATTTATGGCCTTCATTATTTACAGCTCGTACAGCAACTGAGTATTTTCCTTTAGGCAAAGGAAGAGGTCCACCAGAAGTTACACTAGGAGGTACAACAAGAGGATTGGGATACCCTGGAATATTATGATGGAGTTCATATTCTTTTAAATGCTCATATATACTCCCATCCGCATTTAAAGGTGGGTCCCAAAAAATTGATACATTTTCTTCTTTTTGCGTCATGATTTTATAATATTTAGATTTGTAATTGCAGGTACAAATTCTCCGGGAGGTAATAACGTATCTACATAAGGTTGCCCAAAATCAATATCAATATCATCGAATTTCTGATTATAATGTTCTACTGCTATTATATTATAAATATTTTTACCTCCGTCTTTAATATCTAATATTTTATACATCTTCTTAGAAGCATCTGCTATAACTCCTGAAGCTGTAACAACTTCTCTTAACACCCAAATACTTTCTCTCTCAGGAGCTACACTAAAATGTGGAGTGGAAATACTCAAAGTAGCAGTAGCTCCATCGTCAGTATTGACTGATCCAGTTTCCACGTGAGTATAAGGCGCCCAGTTAATTTGTACTATAACATCGTCATCATCTTGAATATTAGAGGCGGCTTCATTAGTAGTAAAGCCAGGAATTATATCCCCTCTTTCATAATCTACTGTACTTATAGTTGCTTTATCTTGTGCTAAAAAAGGTACAGGAGCGGATATAATAACACTTAAATCATAAGCACTTCCCGAATTAAGAGTAATAGTTCTGTCTAAAGGTATCACACCCGCAGTAATCTCTCCTGTGCTAGAAATTCTTCCGCTATATGCTACATCATATCTATCTGCGTCTTGAATATTAACAATGTCTCCAGGCGCTAGAAAGACCGCATTAAGTGCAGTTTTAAAACTTACAACTTCTGATTGATTAATCGCTGTCCATAGTTTCCAACGTCCATAACGCGTAGCTTGTCCTATAGAAGTGGCTCCAAATGCTACTGCCTCTTCTGAAATTATTTTTCCTGTTTCTACAATATTCTGTTTATCTTCTACTAAAAGAGCTTCTGGAGTGTAATCATTCTCAGGATTATTCCAAGTAACCACCACCTGATTTGATCTTAATTTTGCCCCTGTTCCTTCATAGTTAAAAGCTCCTTCTATAACATTACCTTTTGTAAAGTTAAAAACAGGATCTTTTGCTTGATCTACTACTGGGACAATATGACCTTCAGACCAATATAAAATAGCCCTAAAAGTAGTGGCCATATCTTTAATAACTTTATAAGACTCAGTAGCTTTTGTTAAATAAATATTTGCTTTAAATCTAGGCTCAGTACTTCCTTTCCCATCTGGGACTAATTCATCACAGTATCTTGCAATTCTATATAAAGTATATATATCAAAATCTTTATATTTTAACCAAGAGCCTAATCCGTATCTACTATTATTAAGAATATCAAAAAATACCCAAGCCGGATTATCTGTATAAACAAGTTTAGATCTGAAATTACCATCCCAGTCTTGATCTTCAGAAGCGTCTACTACTCCTGAACCAGGGTCTCGTCTATAATTAGCAATTCCATCAGAGCTTTCCTCTCTAGTAACATAATTACTAGGTACTAAAACTAGCCTTCCCCTACATAAATAAGATCTTTTAGGAACATTATTAAAAGTCTCTGCATCAACTCTTACATTAGCATAAGCTGTCCAAGGATAAGTAAATCTTTCTTTTACTATACAAACTGTACTGGCTAATGCTGAAGAAAACTGTACATTCATATGCCCTGGATCATCATAAGTACCATCTTTATTTATTCCTACATCATCACGAGTACATTTAGTAATTTTTAATCGAAAATCAGTAAAAGGTTTAAATCTATCAAGATCTAAATTTTCTTGAATATAAAAAGAATTATTTTGTTCTGCTCTATGATAGTAAAATTCTCCATCTACTCTATAATTAAAATAATCTACTGGATCCCCGAAACCAGAACCTTTATTAATAGCTATTTCTATTTTATATGCTTGTAATCCATTATATATTTTTTGAGACTCATTACTACTTTGTATTAAAGCTGGATAGGAAAACACAAGTCTAACTTCATCTACTTGACGAGCAGTAGAAGCGCTAAGATTCATATCAGCAGAAGTCAGATATATAGGAGTTCCTTCTGACTCATCTGGCCAAGTACTCCCTGCATCATTATAAATAAAAGCATCCCCATGATTTGCAGTAATACTGGTAGAACCACCTCCATATATATCATGAATAGGAGGTTGATATAATGTTCCTTTTCTGAACTGATATGAAAAACTTTTATATTTAGAAGTATCTGAAATTACATTATTATTTGTAAAACTAGAATGATGCTCAGCATCAGTAATATCACATTTATAAGTACCAGTAGGAACATTAGTAGCAGAAGATAAAGTTATAGCACTAGCAGTGTTACTAGCAATTTGATAAGATCCATCAATAATTACTTTATACTCTCCTCCAGTTTTATCTAAAAATTCATTTGGTATAACGCTTCCTGCAGGAACAGCAGTAGCTACAGTATTAGAAGTTATATTTGTTATATAACCAATAAAATAAGTTTTATCACTAAGTTCTAATCGAACTACAGGTTGATTATTCGGAGAATTAGTAGGATCTTGTTTCATCCAACTTAGGAAAAAAGCAGAAGCTGCAGTAATTGTTATTTCGGGATTTTCAGTAGTAGTTGATCTAACTGCATTTGCCCCCGTTTGTCCAGTAGTTTCTATTATTCTTAAATATTTTCGGCCTGTTGAAGTACCTCCTGTAAAACTAGAAAGAGTTTCATTTGCAACAGATACTGCAGTAGTTCCATCAAAAGTAAAATTAGCTGGTCCATTAGATAAATGTTGTCCCGCCTGACTTTCATCAGCCGCAGCACTACTATCTAAATATATTGAAGATGACCCTTTTACTAAGCCATCAATAGGCCCTTCTGAAATTATATCAGTACAAGAAATATATTGATTCTTATTTATGGTGCTTGTAGGCATTGATGCACCAGTTATGCCGTGAATCATTATACTCATGGTGCTGGGTTTGGCTCTCCTAAGCCTTCTCCTAGTAAAATATTATCTTTTTCTGGATTAAAAATTGGAGCAACGTTAGTATTATCAACAGTACCTACTGTAGCATGAACTGTTGCTGCTTCAAATGATACCATATTAGTAGAGCCTCCCATATCTATTCCGTTATTTACTGCCATAGAAATAGGCTGACCTGCTACTCTAAGTTCTCCATATAATAAAGGAACTGGATCCCCTTCTATTATTATATTTGTATCTCCTGAGTATAAATAACCTTCATCTTCTTGATCTTCAGTGGCCGGGTCTGGTGCTAGCATGCCTTGTATACCTTGCATGCCTAATGTTATTCCTAAAGTAACAATAGCCTGAGTCCATCCAGCAGCAGTTCCAAATCCAGCAGCTCCATGTAACCAACCACCTAATGGGCCAGATACCATAAATAAAGCTATTGCTGTTACAACTTTGAATGCATCGCTTTTAGACCCTGCAGGAACAGCAGCAATAGTAACATCTCCTTCTTTTATAGGAGTAAGTAGTTCATTTTCCTCTATATCTTTACCCGCAAAGTTAATCGTAAAGTCTACTCCTTTTTCATGACTTTCTAATAAATATTGTCTGAATCCAGGACGATTACAATCAATACATTTAAGTATATCCGCATAAGAATTAGCGTTCATAGAAAACTCAGATCCAAACCTCTTTTCTATTTCCCCTATTAAGTATACTTTACGGTTCATATCTATATGCCTGTTTAAAAAATCTTTTCCATAATGGATATATATTTTCCCTACATGAAATCCTATTTTCCATATGATGGTAAAATAAATCGTTTCCTAAATAAACTCCGCAATGATTAGGAATACTTCCTTCAATTGCAAAAATTAATAAATCATTTTTTTGTAAATTATCTACAGGACTAAAGCCCCATTCTTTAATGTGCTCATCCGTCATATAATTTTCATTAGATTTCCACCAATCTTTCTTATATGCTCTTTTCTTTTTTAAATCAATATACAGTTCTTTTCTGTAATAATCTCTTACTGCTTCTAAACAGTCTGTAACGCCCCACTCATAATCTCTGCCCATTAAAGGAATATCTGAGTTTTTTGGCTCCAATTTATACCCATCCATACTAGGATAACTAAAAATATAATATGGTATATCAGAAGCATTACAATATTTTATATCACTTTCACTAGGTTCACAGGAGGAATTAACATGACTATGTACTATTCCTACCACATCATGAGTATGGTATATCTTAATATATTCATCAGGGTCTAGTGCAAAATCATTATCCTCCTGAGCTACATTAGTACAAGGAAGCCATTTTAATTTTCCTTTTTTAACTGCTAAAACGCCACAACCTTCTCTAG